TTCGTCTGGGAGCAGCTGGATGACGCCGGGAACGTGATCGGAGGAAATAAGTGTGATTGAAGTCAGCATAGACAGAGAGGAGCTGATGCGGATCCGCGGGAAGGCGTGGAGCATCAGGCCGGGAGAAGCGCCGCCGGGCGTGTACATCGGAAGACTGCACCAGAATGGAATTGAATACCAGTATTTCCAGGACAGCTCCGGAGGGTACTGGTACAGAAGATTTCCGGAATATGATCCGGAGAAAAATAAATAGGCATCCGGTTGCCGCCGGATGCCAGGAAAAGATGGTGGTGTACAAGAATACTCACAAGTAGATTGTACACCATCAACCTATGGAAAGCAAGGAAATGCGCGGTTTTCCGGGCAATGAACTGCCTTGATTAAACCATTAACTTTAGGGAGTGGATGATGTACAAACGTGTGACCTACCAGATGGATGATATTCGGATGGTGTCGAAATACTATCCGGGGAATTTCGGAGCGCCGGGAGTGAAGAGAGCGGACCGGAGGCACAGGACGCCGGAGGAGATCGCGAAGAACAACGAGAGGATCCGGATCAGAAAACTACAGCGGATCATCCTGGCGAATTTCCGGACAGGGAGGACGGTACATCTGACATACAGGAAGGATGAACGGCCGGAGACCATCGAAGAGGCCATGAAGCAGAGAAAGGCATTCTTGAAAAAAATGAGAAAGGAATGCCAGAAGGCGGGCATTGAGTGGAAATTCATCATCGTGACGGAAAAGGGAAAGCGCGGACAGGCGCTGCACCATCACATGATCATTGAAGACATCACGGAGCCGCTGGATCTGCTGCGGACCATTTCCAGAATGTGGACACATGGCCGGGTGAATTCCACGAAGATGGTGGAGGATGAGGATGCCTTCTATACGCTGGCGGACTATCTGCTGAAGAAAGAGACGAAGACCGGGGGCGGGACAACATATTCCCGTTCCAGGAATCTGGTGATCCCGGAGCCGAAGACTGAGCTGATCAGGCGGAAGAAGTGGACAAGGGAGCCGAAGGCGCCGGCCGGGTGGTATGTAGTGCGGGGATCCGTGTGGAATTCATTCACGCCGGGCGGGTGGCCTGTGCAGAGGTATATGTTGAGAAAAATTGAAGAGGATAAAAGTGCCGTGAGATCGCGGAATACAAGACCGCGCGGCACTTCAGGAGGACTGAGATCATGACCTGTTTTGTGGATATTACGACGGCATTCCGGGGAGGACAGCGCGGCAGCGGCACGGCGTCTGTAATCATCTGGACGGAGAAAGCCGGGGAGAGGCATGAAGCCGGTCCTTTTTATGTGTCTGTGGTGGATGAGACGCGGAACCGCCTGGCGATCCTGGCGGTGAATGAGGCGCTGAAGCATTTCACCAGACCGGGACAGGATATCATCATCCGCATGCGGGAGACCTATGTGAGGGCAAATCTCCAGTATCTGGATGGATGGCATGAAAAAGACTATCAGAAAAAAGGAGGCAAGACTGTGGCGAATGCGGACGAATGGCGGAAGCTGTGGATGCACACGCGAAACCAGCGGATCACTGTGGAAGTCGTGAAAGATGCAGCCGTGTGAGGTGTGCGGAGCGCCGGGGCAGCGGCATCATATCGTTTTCCGCTCACATGGCGGACTGGACATACCTGTGAATTATTGCTATCTCTGCGCCTGGCATCATACAGAAGGACCGGACGCGCCGCACAAAAACCGGGCGGCGGATCTGGCGCTGAAACTGCGGGAGCAGAGAGATCTTCAGAATATGTTCTGGTGCAAGACGTACCGGATCGCGGAGATTGCGGAGATCATTGGAATGTCCAGGAGGACACTGGCGCGGAAGATGCGGACCGTGCCGGCCGTGCTGGGCGAATACAGGCGCGAGGACATTATTAAATTCATCATGGGAGGCAGATTGTATGAAGAACTGCAGGACGGACACCAGAGAAGCGCCGCGGCATCTGCGGACGGATTCATCCTCCTGGATTCCGGTGGGGATCATCACGGGGATGACAGCGGACCAGGTGCGGGAGAAGGGTGAGAGGCAATTCGGAATTGCGGGATATAAGAAATTCTGCGAGGAGTGGAAAGAGATCCAGAAGAACATGATAGGAGTCTGAGATGTGCAAAACAATGTTTGAAGCGGACACAGTGATGCAGAAGCTGATTGATTCAGTCGAAGGGCGGAAGAGGAACGGCGGCGGATTCGTTCCGTTCACGCCGAAGGAGCTGGAGCTGGTGGAGGAGCTGGCGGCCTGGGCGGAAGGGACGCGGTTCTATGTGAGATTCCAGAATGATGCAGAGATGAGCAGCGCGTTCAATCAGCAGCTGGAGAAGATGACGACGGCAGACATGATGATGTTCGCCATGATGATGTTTCAGAAGAGCAAAAAGGAAGGCTCGGGGATGGCCAGAGTGGCGCTGATCGTTCCGGCACTGAGGGACAAACTGAAAGGAGAAGGATGATGGAAGAAGAAAAAAGGGAGATGCCTGACGGCCTGTTTGAGCAGACCGGCGCCTGCAGATTCTGCGGGCAGATCAAGGTCATGCATACGGTGGAAGAGTGGTCGCAGGAGCGCCTGGACGAAGAGGCCACGTTGACATGCTCCTGCGGCGCGGCGAAGACATACGCATACCGGAAGGAAGCCTATGATAACGCCATGCGGACCATTGAGAAGCTGTTCTCAAAAGAGAACAGGCTGAAGTGGCTGTATAAGGTCGATCTGGATCCGGATCTGAAGCCGCTGATGGTGGAAACCATCCGGCAGATGGAGGCCGGGAGCATCGACAGCGCATCATTCCAGACCGGGATGGTGGATATCAAACTGACCATGCGCGCCGACGGCAGGATCCGCGTGAAGTGGAATTACAAAGACAAAGGAGAAGCAGACCAATGAACAAAGTGATACTGATGGGCAGACTGACCAGAGATCCGGAGCTGAGATATTCGAACAAGGGAGAGGAGCAGACGGCGATCTGCAATTACACGCTGGCAGTGGACCGGCGGCAGCGGAACCAGGACGGAAGCACGCCGGCGGACTTCATTCCTTGCACAGCCTTCGGCAAGGCAGCGGAATTTGCTGAGAAGTATTTCGCCCAGGGCCTGCGCGTGCTGGTGACCGGGCGGATCCAGACCGGGAGCTATACGAACCGGGACGGCGTGAAGGTGTACACCACGACGGTGATCATTGAGGAGCAGGAATTCGCGGACAGTAAAAAGGACGGAGGCGCTGCAGATCGGCAGCGGAATCAGACCGGAACCGGGCGCGGAGGCAGCGGATACCGCGATGATCAGGGAAAATACCATGATGGATATGGACAGTACGACAGCACGAAGGAACAGGAAGGATTCATGAACATCCCGGACGGCGTGGAAGACGAAGGCCTGCCGTTTAACTGAGAATGAGATCATGGAGGTGCTTTTGATGATGGCGGTGGCCATAATCGCGGGAATTATGATCGTGGCAGCATTAGCGCTCATATGGGTGGCCATTATGCTGATTAAATTTATACGGGAAGAGCTGGATATATGAGACTGATAAGATTTATGGGAAGAGAGGAACTGCGGAAATACCTGAACGGCGAAACACTGACCAACACGACGGAATGGAGGGCGGCGGGACAGGCATCTGATTCAAGAGGATTCTGCTTCTTCGATGACACAGAAATGCCGGAGGAACGGCTGCCGTATGTGAGCGGTGTCGTTGACACGGAGCTGGTGGCAATGTTTGAGACTGTCCCGTTTGCAAAGATAGATCTTTATGAAGGTTTCGGAAGATACAGAGACACAGAAAAAGACATGCCAACGCTGGCGGAGCTGCTGACATTCACAAATATCAGAGCGAAGAAAGTGAGGGAATACAGTTTGATGGAATATAACAATCAGATCCTGCGCCTTCTGAAAGTTGGAAAGTCGATAAGAGGAGACAGCTGGAGAATAGATTGGGATAAGAATGAGGAAGGACGGTGACGGGCATGATATGTGCCCATTAAGAGAGGAGCAGACATGAACCGATTGGAACGCGTGGCAATAACCATTATTATCATGGCGTTTATGATGGTTGGGTGTGCAAAGGTCGAAAACGCAGAGCCAAAAGAGGAAATAAGCAGATTTGTTCAGGTAGAGATAGCATCAACATGGAGAATCGTTGCAGATAAAGAGACGGGGGTAATGTATGCCGTGTCTTGTGGTGTATATAACAACGGAACTTTCACACTGTTGGTTGATGCAGATGGCAATCCGCTGATTTACAAAGGAGGACAGCATGGTACTGATTAACATACGGATGCCGAAGGACTGTCCGTTCTGTCCATGCAGTCATTACAGCGTCACGGGGGAATTCATGGGATGCGAGGCAGTGGCGGGAAAGAAGTATGCTGTGATGGAAGATCCTGAATATGCAAACTCCAATACCAGGCCGGAATGGTGTCCGATGAAGGAGGTGCAGGAATGACATTCAGGGAGATCCTGGAGCAGACCGGAGAGGCTGCCGTTCTGGAGCAGACTGCGGAGGAATGCGCGGAGCTGGCATATGCCTGCCTGAAGATGGCCCGGAAGCTGAGAGCGGAGAGTCCGACGCCGGCAGCGGAAGCAGAGATCTGTGAAAGCATCCATGAGGAGCTGGCGGATCTCATGACATGCGTGGACGTACTGATAAACATTCCGTGGATCAACACGAAGAAGGTGCAGGAGATCCAGATCAGGAAAGCGCGGAGGTGGAAAGAAAGGATTCAGAAGGAATGAAGGCAAAGGAATATCTGTCCCAGATCCGGAAGGCGGAGATCATGATCCGGATCCGGGCGCAGGAACTGCAGAAGCTGAAGGCAGACACAGCATATATCTCCGCGATAAGATACGACAAGGCGCGGGTTCAGACATCTCAGGACGGCAGCGGATTCAGCAAGGCAGTGGAGGAATCCGTGTCTCTGCAGCTGGAGATTGAAAAGCGCATCCAGAGACTGACGAAGAAACGGCACGACATCATCACGCAGATCGAAGGGCTGGAGAATCCGAACTACATTGAACTGCTGAAGCTGAAGTATATCGACGATGAACGCTTTGAGGCCATCGCGTGCAGTATGGGATATTCCTATGGGCGGATAGTCCACATGCACGGCGAAGCGCTGCAGGCCTTCGGACGGAAGTATCTGGGGCAGTAAGTCAGCATCAAATAGCAAGACAAACGGAAATGATCATGAGAAAATGGTAAAGGCGAACATCACGAAAGAGCGGCGGACCATCAGATCGGTGGTCCGCTTTGCTGTGCAGGAAACTTATGGCATTCAATCACGAAAACGACGATTTTTACCAGGGAACGCGCTGGAAGCTGATGCGGCAGCGGATCCTCAGAAGAGATAAATACATGTGCCAGAACTGCCGAAGATACGGCCGGCAGCGGGAGGCAACAGAGGTTCATCACATTGAGCATCTGGAAGATCATCCGGAGCGCGCGTATGATCCGAAAAACCTTGTATCTCTGTGCCATTCATGCCATAACGCACAGCATCCGGAGAAAGCCAAAGTTATGAACAAATGTCGAAAAATGTGGATAAGTGGGTAACCCCGCCCGGTCCTGGTCATCTGGACGCGCCTTCCGGCCTGTGGCGAGGGTGAACACTTCCAACTCTGAACCGTTTTTTTAATTATTTTCCCCAGGGAGATGCAAAAATGAACGCTGATGAATGGAAAAGGGCCATCCGACGGGCCACAAAAGCGGCGGGAACGTACAAAAAAACGTTCGACGCGCCGATTGATGCCCTGGCGAAGATCCTGGACCAGCGGGACCGCGTGTATCAGGAATTTCTGGACGGCGGGGCCGTGCCTGTGGTCGAACGGGTGTCTGACCGCGGCGCGAAGAACAGCGCAAAGAATCCGCTCCTCACTCTCTGGATGGAACTGAACCGGGACGCGCTGGCATACTGGCGGGAGCTGGGGCTGACTCCCAGCGGACTGAAGCGTCTGAACGAATCGGCCATGGCCGGAGCAAAGGAGCAAAGCGCACTGGAGAAAGCGCTGGCATCCATGGCATGAAAAGCAAGAACTGGACAGAGGCGATGGAGTACGCGAACAGCATCAGGGAGGGGCGGAAAGTCGCGTGCAGAGATCTGAAGCTGTGTGTAGCCAGGTTCTTTCGGGATCTGGAGAATCCTGACTATGAGATAGATTACAAAGGGCCGGAATTTGTAATCGGCATTATCGAGAAGACGATCTGTCACCAACAGGGTGAAAAGATCGACGGGACGCCTCTCAGGGGGAAGCCGTTCCTGCTGAAGCCGTTCCATAAATTCATCGTTTACAACCTGATCGGATTCAAGCTGAAGGGAACCGACATAGTCCGCTTCCATGAAGCGCTGATCTATATCCCGCGAAAGAACATCAAAACATCATTCGCGGGAGCGCTGGCCTGGGCGTTGTCTCTCTGGTACCGCAGATCCGGTGCGAAGACGTACATCACGGCCGCGGCGCTGATGCAGTCTCTGGAATCCTTCAACTTCCTGGCCTACAACGTGGACCGGATGGGAGAGAACCAGAAGGACGGCGGCCATGTGCATGTGATCGACAACAACAACGAGCATTCCATGGACGCGCAGCTGGCGGACGGATCATTTTTCATCCGCGCGCTGGCCGCGAATCCGGATACACAGGATTCACTGAACTGCAACATTGCCATAGTGGACGAAATCCACGCCTTCAAGAAACCGAAGCAGTATAACCTTTTCAAGGAGGCCATGAAGGCTTACACGAACAAATTACTGATCGGCATCAGCACGGCCGGAGATGATGAACAGGGATTCCTGGGGAAGCGCCTCATATACTGCCGGAAGGTCCTGGAGCAGATCGTGAAGGACGAACAGTATTTCATTTTCATCTGCTGCGCGGATCCGGACGAAAACGGGGACATTGATTTCACAAATCCGAAAGTGCATGAGATGGCGAATCCCGCCTATGGAGTGACCATCCGGCCGGAGGAGATTCTGAACGATTCCCTACAGGCGCTGAACGATCCGCAGCAGAGAAAGGACTTTTTCGCGAAGTCTCTGAACGTATTCACGAACGCCTTAAAGTCCTGGTTCGATATTGAGGAATTCAAACGGTCTGATCAGAAATATGACTGGACGCTGCAGGAGCTGGCAAAGCTGCCGGTGCAGTGGTTCGGCGGCGCGGATCTGTCCCGAATGTATGACCTGACGGCAGCGGCACTGTATGGCCAGTATCAGGGCGTGGATATCGTGATCACTCACGGATTTTTCCCGGTGACACAGGCGGCCAGAAAGGCGGATGAGGATAACATCCCGCTTTTCGGATGGCAGGATGATGGCTGGCTGACCATCTGCAACAGTCCGACGGTGAATATTTCGGATATCGTGAACTGGTTCATCTCCATGCGGAGCATGGGATTCAAAATCAAACAGGTGGGCCATGACCGGAAGTTTGCCGGGGAGGAGTATTTCCCGGCCATGAAGGCGGCGGGCTTCAACATTATCGACGCGCCGCAGTATTACTATGTGAAGTCCCAGGGATTCCGGCATATCGAGAAGGCCGCGAAGGACGGAAAGCTGTATTATCTGCATTCTGAGGCATACGAATACTGTGTCTCAAATGTCCGGGCGGTGGAGAAAACGGACGATGCTGTCCAGTACGAAAAAGTCCAGCCGGAACACAGAATAGATCTGTTTGACGCCTCAGTGTTTGCGTGCATGAGAATGTGCGAAGCGCAGGCGAAGAGCAAGAAAGCCGCGGCCTGGTGGGGCAGCGGTAAAAGCGAGGTTAAGAAATGACGAAACGAAGGAAGACGGCGCCGCTGGCGCGCGAAGAGCCGAAGCAGAAGCGGAGCCTGGTATGGCTGACCGATTCGGAAGGATTCAAAACACTGGAATGCCGCGGATATACATCCCTGGCACATAATCCGGAAGTCATTACGGCGGTGGACACCATCGCCCGCCTGGTGGGTGCTATGTCCATCCATCTCATGAGGAACACGGAGCGCGGAGATGTGCGCGTGGTGAACGAGCTGTCCAGAGCAGTGGATATTAATCCGAATCAGTACATGACCAGATCCAACTTCATCGCGTGGATCGTGAAAACGCTTTATCTTGACGGCGCCGGCAATACTGTGGTGTATCCGAAGACATCCAGGGGATATCTCCGGGAGCTGATCCCGGTCCCGGCTGCGTTCACGTCGTTTATTCCGGACGGACTGTTCGGGTATCGCGTGTATATTGCCGGGGAGGAGTACAAGCCGGACCGCGTCCTGCATTTCGTGCTGAATCCGGGGAGCTATTATCCCTGGAAGGGTGACGGATACCGGATGGCGCTCTGGGATGTGGCCAACAATCTGAAACAGGCAGCGGCCACGGAGAAAGGATTCATGTCCTCGAAGTGGAAGCCTTCGCTGATCGTGAAGGTGGATGCACTTGTGGATGAATTCGCCAGTCCGGAGGGCCGCCAGAAACTCCTGGAATCCTATGCCATGAGCGGGGAGGCCGGAGAGCCGTGGCTGATCCCGGCGGAGGCCTTCGACGTCAAGGAGGTGAAGCCGCTGACGCTGTCAGATCTGGCACTGGCGGACTTCGTTAAGCTGGATAAACAGACCGTGGCGGCGATCCTGGGTGTGCCTCCCTTCGTGCTGGGCGTCGGAGAGTTTCAGAGAGACGCCTGGAACAGCTTTATCAACAGCACCATCATGCCGCTGGCCCAGAACATCCAGCAGGAGCTGACGAAGAAGCTGCTTTATTCGCCGGATCTGTATTTCAGATTCAACTCGAGATCACTTTATAACTATGATCTCAAAGATCTTGCAAGCGTGGCAGATGAACAGTATATCCGGGGAATCATGACCGGAAACGAAGTCCGGAGCTGGCTGGGACTTCCGCCGATGGACAGCCTGGACCAGCTGGTGATCCTTGAAAACTATCTGCCGATTGACAGGATCGGAGATCAGAAAAAATTAATTCAGGAAGGAGGTGGAGGCAATGATCAGTAAACGGACGGCAATTCTGCGAGATGCGGAATTCCAGACCAGGGAGGAAGACGGACGCCGCTATATCGAGGGATATTTTGCGGTGTACGGCTCCAAATACTGGCTGTGGGAGGACGCGGACGGCGGAGCATATGAGACCATCGACCAGGGAGCTTTTGACCTGGAAGCGGACAAGGACGTCCGGGCGCTTACAAATCACGAAACGACGCTGGTCCTGGGCCGTACCACGGCGGGAACGCTTTCCCTCCGGACGGATGACCGCGGACTTTATGGCAGCATCGAGATCAACGATGCGGATCAGGACGCGGTGAACACATATGAGCGCGTGAAGCGGCGCGATGTGACGCAATGCTCATTCGGATTCGATATCCTGGCGCAGAGCGTTGAGCGCGCGGAAGGACAACCGACGGTATTCCGGATCCAGAAAGTTAAGCTTTACGAGGTTTCTGTCTGTACGTTCCCCGCGTATGAAGATACTGGGGTCGACGCAAGGAAGGCGGAGCTGAAGACCATCCGGGAGCGGCAGATCGAGGAATGGCGCGACGCGCTGAAGAAAAGACTGAAAGGAGAATGATATGGCACTTAAGGTGATTATGCTGAGGCATAAGATTGACAAACTGAAGAGTGATCTGGAAGCACTCCGGGCAAAGGACACGGAGATCCAGACCAGAGAGGCGGAGCTGGAAACGGCGATCGGAGAAATCGAGACCGACGAACAGCATGAAGCCGTCGAGAAGGATGTGGAGGCCTTCGAGGCTGAGAAGGCGGAGCACGAAGAGAAAAAGGCCGGTCTCACGCAGGAGATCGAGGACCTGGAAAACCAGCTGGCGGAGGAGGAGCGGAGGATCCCGCAGCCGAAAACTCCTGAAAAGAAGAAAGAAAGAGGTGTGAACATTATGGAGAAGATCAACATCAGAAGCCTGCCGATGTCTCAGCGCGCATTCGATGCGCTGCCGATGGAGCAGAGAAACGTCATCCTGGAGGATGAGACCGTCAAGAAGTTCCTGACCGAACTGCGCGCCATGAAGGGCCAGACAAGGGCGATCACCGGCGGAGAACTGACCATCCCGGTCTACTTCCTGGATCTCATTTCTGAGAATATGTACAGATACAGCAAACTGCTGAACCGCGTGAGGATCCGCGAAGTCGGAGGCCAGGCACGTCAGACCATCGCCGGAACTGTTCCGGAAGCTGTCTGGACTGAGATGTGTGCGGCGATCAATGAACTGACCTTTGAGTTCAACCAGGTCACTCTGGACGGATACAAAGTTGCCGGTTTTGTTCCGGTCTGCAATTCCCTTCTGGAAGACAACGACATCAATCTGGCGTCCTGGATCGTGGAGATGCTTTCCGAATCCCTGGGCCTTGCGATGGATAAGGCAATCCTGTACGGTAAGGGCGCAGCCTCCAAGATGCCGCTGGGTATCGTGACCAGACTGGCACAGACTTCTCAGCCGGCAGGATATCCGGCATCCGCTCCGGCGTGGGTAGATCTCCACAGCACCAATATCCAGACGATCGCAGCAAACAAGACCGGCGCAGAATTCTGGGCAGAGCTGACGATTGCCGCAGGAAACACGTTCACCAAGTACAGCCGTGGGAACAAGTTCTGGGCAATGAACAGCAAGACTTATGCACTCCTGAAGAGCAAGGTGATCACGTTCACTGCATCCGGTGACATCGCGGCGAACATTTTTGGAATGCTTCCGATCATCGACGGAGACATCGACATTCTGGAATTCATGCCGGACGGTGATATCGTCGGAGGTTACGGAGATCTGTACCTGGTCGCAGAGCGCGCCGGCATGACCATCGAGGCGTCCAGAGAGGTCCAGTTTATCCAGGACAATACCGTTTTCAAGGCGAAGAGAAGAGCAGACGGCGAGCCGGTGATTCCTGGCGCATTTGTGGCGATCAATATCAACGGCCAGTCTGTCACCACGGTGATGACGTTCGCGGCAGATACGGCCAATGATGCGAACCTGGCATCCCTCTCCGGCCTCACGCTTTCCCCGAGCTTTGACGCCGCAACAGTTACCTATACCGCGGCAACCACGAACACGTCCGACACCGTGATCGCGATTCCGGCAAACGACAATGCTCAGGTAGTCATGAAGCTGGGTACTGATACCGTGAAGAACGGCACCGCAATCAAGTGGGCAGCAGGTGCAAACACGCTGACCGTGACTGTGAAGAACGGCGCGGCCACGAAAGTTTACACGGTAACCGTGACTAAGAGCTGAGACTGACACGGAGGTACAGATATGACTGACGAGACGATCCTGGTAATGCTGAAGGCGAATCTGCAGATCATTGCGGGCAATACGCTGCAGGATGCATATCTGCAGAATCTGATTGGGACGGCGAAGCAGATGATCACCAGAGAGGGGATCACGCTGGCCGACACGATTGAGGACGGCAATCTGGTGGTCATGTATGCGGCATATCTGTACCGCAAGCGTGCAGACGATTCGCCGGTGATGCCGCGCATGCTCCGGTATGCGCTGAACAACAGACTCTTTTCCCAGAAGGTGAGTGAATCATGATTTTAGATTCCGGTATGGTACAGATCTGCACTCTCCTGAACACGGCGGAGCCGGGATCAATGCCGAAAGAGGCGCTGGTCCCGGTCCTGTCCGCGTTATTCGGTGAGAGGACAGTCGGATACAACAGGTATTATCAGGCACAGGGCGTGAACGAACGGGTGGACATGCTGATCAGGATCTGGAGGACCACAGAGGCGCGTATCGGAATGTATGCCGTTCTGAGTCATTCGGAGAATGATGGACAGTACAGGATCACAAACGTCCAGCAGATGCTGGACGAAGATGGCCTGAAAGTCACGGATCTGACGCTGCAGAGGATGGATGATCTTTATGAAATCACTGAATAATATTCTCAAAGGAGTGCGGACCGCGCTCCTGACGGTGACGGATGAATGCTATCACTACAGACGGCCGCCGCGTCCGAAAAAGAGTTATGTGGTATGGGCCGAAGATGGTGAAGTGGATTCCTTTGAAGCGGAGGACCGGAAAGGTGAACAGCAGCTCCATGGCACCATTGATTATTACGCCTTTTATGAATTCGATGAAAGGGTGGACATGATCCAGGAGGCGCTGAACGACGCCGGCATTGGTTTCCGCCTGAATTCGGTCCAGTATGAGGACGAAACGAACCTGATCCATTACGAATGGGAGTTCTGGGCGGCGTGATATGGCAAAGTGGACAGTCGGAAAAGGCATCGACAAGTATATACAGGATCTGCAGAACCTGGAATTCGGCTCCGAAGAAATGGCAAAAAGAGCAGTCTATGAAGGCGCGAAGATCGTGACGGACGCGATCCGCACCAGCATCCAGGCGCTGCCGGTGGGTCCGCCGCGTGAGGGCAAGGTGACACAGGCACAGAAAGCCGGACTGCTGGAAGGCCTGGGCATTGCAGGATTCCGGCAGGATGGCACGTTCATCAATGTAAAGGTGGGCATGGACGGTTACAATTCCGAAAAATCGCGGAAATATCCGAACGGCCAGCCGAACGCGCTGATAGCCAGATCGCTGGAAAGCGGATCATCATTCGCGCCGAAACGGCCTTTTATAGGGCCTTCGGTGAACCGGACAAAGGGCGCGGCGGAAAGAGCGATTGCCGAAAAACTGGACGATGAAATCAAAAAGGTAATGAAGTAAAGGGCCGGAAGGTCCTTTTTTGTATGAAAGGAGAAAGTTATGGCTGCAAATGGCAGAGTGTGTACTGGCTTTTCTAAGCCTTACGTTGCGAGATATGTAAATACTGCCGGTGTGATCTCATACACTGGCTGCATGCCGCTGGCGCGCGGGGTGTCCGTGACGATCAATCCGGAGACCGGATCCGATAATGCGTTTTATGCGGACAATGTCGAAGCGGAGAACGCGCCGGGCGTATTCAACGGCGGGACCGCGGAGCTGGTCGTTGACGGCCTGCTCACGGCAGCGGAGCGCTTCATCTGGGGCCTCCCGGAGGCAGAAGAGGTGAACGGCGTGTCCGTGGTGGCATACGGAGATGATTCAAATCCGCCTTATATGGGGATCGGATTTCTGGCCCGCTATATGTCTGAAGGCGTCACCACATGGGTACCGTATATCCTCAGAAAAACCATGTTCCAGGTGGGGAACACTGAGGCGGCCACGCAGGAGCAGGAAATTGACTGGCAGACCCAGACCCTGACTGCAAACCTGATGCGTGACGATTCCGCAAATCATCGCTGGAAGATGGTGGGCGCTGAAACCTACAGCACTGAGGCAGCGGCAGAGGCCGCACTGGTCGCGCTCCTGGGCGGCTAATCAGTAAGAGAGGCAGACATGAAAATAAACGGGAGAGATGTGAGATTTTTCCGGAGCGTGCTGGCGAGCTGCAAGGTGGCAGACGCCGCGCCTGACGGAGACATTAAGAGATTTTGGAACGAGCAGCTGCTGGGGGGCAGTTACTCTGTATCTCAGCGCGCTG